GTATATAGCACAACCTAATTTGTGTCAATTTTGGCATCCGCTAAATACTAGATAACAGGAAAAGATTGTGCCAAGATTATCACTTTGGAAAGACGGGGCTCACACCAACGATTACAAATACTTCGACAGGAAAATCAGTGAATTGTTTACTGTTGGGGGAACGGGTATACTTGTACACAAATATCTTGGCACAACCGAACAAAATCTTACCAAAACAACCAGTGCAGCACAAGGTAGTCCAGGTGTTACACTAACCTTTTCTAGTACATCTGATATTGATTTGGGCATGTTCGTAACTGCCGCAGGTGTTGCAACTGGAACAAAAGTGGCTGCAAAAACAGCGACCACTGTTACTCTCTCTGCAAGCACCACTGTTGCTATAGCTAATGGAGCATCAATAAAATTTTACACAGATGCAGCCAAACCCAGTTATGTAAATCAATCGGCACTTAACATACAAGATTTACTATTTTTAGAAAATCGCGACAGAAAATATGATCCTGATGTGTATTCCATGCGGGGAATCTATCAAACTCAAGATGTAACATTTGATCTCAGTCAGTTTGGTATGTTTTTACAAACTGGCACTTTGTTCATGGTATTTCATATAACAGATATGGTCGCAACTATAGGTAGAAAACTCATGCCTGGGGATGTAATTGAACTTATGCATCTCAAAGACTACTATCCTTTAGATGATAGTTTACCCGTTGCACTCAAAAGATATTACGTGATAAGCGATTGTAATAATGCAGCAGAAGGCTATTCTTCAACTTGGTGGCCACATCTTTGGCGTTGTAAAATAAATCCGTTAACAGACAGCCAAGAATACAAAGATATACTAAATCAAATCAAAGTTGACAGTGATCCTATCACTGGCAACACTGGTAATGTCACGTTAGGCAATGTTTCTAGTATTATAAACAAATATATAGAAATAAACGATGCCATACTGCGTGAAGCAGAAACCAATGTTCCTTACAGTGGCTATGACATAAGCACACTATACATTAAGCCAACTGACCCTACCGGAGGTCCTGGTGATCCCACTGGGGTAACAGCAGATAATGTAGACTACACAGCAGATGGTAATATAATAAGTCCAGATAGCGGTATCGTAACTCCCGATGCAACTGTACAAGGTTATCTAACTGGTACAGGTGGAGCACCAAACGGCTTGCCAGTATTCTCAGGCATTGCCTTTCCTAGTAATCCACTGGTAGGTGATTATGCCTTGAGAACAGACTACTTACCAAATAGATTGTTTAGATGGGATGGACGTCGCTGGGTCAAGATGGAGGACAATGTTAGAACTACCTTGACACCTGGACCAAACAACACCACGTTGCGTAGTTCATTTGTAAACAACACCGATACCTTTACTAACAATAGCGGCAATGTAACGGTCAGACAAAGTTTGAGTAAGGCATTAAGACCCAAGGCAGATAATTAATGGCTCAACAATATTTCTATGATGCACAGATAAGACGATTTCTCATACAGTTTATGAGAATAGTAAGTAACTTTGAAGTAGAATTTGGCAAAGATACTAACGGCACAAGATCTCTACAACGGGTACCGGTTTACTACGGTGATCCAAGTAGACAAGCTGCAACCATACTAAGGCAAAATAGCGAAAACATAATGAATGCGGTTCCGGCTATGAGTGTTTATATTAGTGGTTTCAACTATGACCAAACTCGTGTACAAGAACCGTATTTTGTCAGCAAGATGCAGTTGCGAGAAAGACAATACGATCCAGAAACTGGTCTTTATGCCAATCAACAAGGCGACAGTTATACAATAGAAAGATTGATGCCAGTTCCTTATAATCTTGAAGTTAAATTAGATATTTGGACAAGTAACACTGAACAAAAAATGCAATTAATTGAACAATTGGTTGTTTTATTCAATCCTTCATTTGAAATTCAGAGTACTGATAATTATATTGATTGGGCAAGTCTAAGTTATGTACAATTAAGCAATGTGTTGTGGACATCTAGATCTGTGCCGGCCGGTACTGAGGAACCAATTGATGTAGCATCGTTAACATTTACTATGCCTATATGGATATCGTCGCCTGCCAAAGTTAAACGCCTTGGAGTAATACAAAAATTCATCGGAAGTATATATGACGAGCAAGGAGCACTTGACGAAAGCACTGTATTGGCCAACATGGTTTCTAGGCGATATGTTACTCCATTAGATTATGGTATATTTTATGCAGGTAATCAATTACAATTACTCAAACCACAAGAATTAATTAATAGCAATGATAATAAAATTGCAGTCTCTCCTCCAACAACATGGAAATCAGTAATTGAAATTTATGGTACTCTTGTAACAGGCACAACAGAAATAAGATTATCGTTGCCCACAGGTACTGAACTTATAGGCACCATTGCCTACCATCCAACTGATCCTTATATTTTATTGTTTGATCCTTTTGAGGACACCCAGCCAAGCAATACGTTGCAGCCAGTTAATGCAATTATTAATCCGCAGCGAGTCAAGGTAGATAGCGATTTGTTATCTCCTTCAACTGGTACTAGGTACTTGCTCACAGATAGCATAGGTGATATTGGTAACACCGAGGGTAGTGTGGTATGGGGCAATTTGGTTGCTAACTCAAATGACATCATTGAATATACCGGATCTCAATGGCGAGTGGTTTTTGATAGTGCTACAGAACCAAACACAGAATATGTAACAAATACAAATACAAATGTTCAATATCGCTGGACCGGCGCTGAGTGGGTCAAGAGCGTGGAAGGTGTTTATCGAGGTGGTGAGTGGAGTCTAATCATATAGGCTGCGGAGCCTTAATTTATAGTCGTGCAACAAAAAGATATCTGTTTTTATTAAGAAATCAAAAAAGACACGCCGGGTCATGGGGCTTGGTTGGCGGTGGTGTTGAAGCAGGAGAATCTCCTGTCGAGGCGTTGCGCAGGGAAATTGTAGAGGAAATTGGATCGATTGACATTGAAAAAATAATTCCGCTTGAAAAATTTACAGCCCACAATACAAATTTTGAATACCATACTTATTTTCTAGTAGTTGCCAACGAATTTGTTCCGCAACTGAATGATGAGCATCGAGGATATGCATGGACTGCAATAAGTGATCACCCCAAACCATTGCATCCTGGCGTATGGAGAACTTTTAGTTTTCGAAGTATCGTTGATAAAATTGCAACTGTGGAAACTGTTATATGTCAGCCTCAACAACAAATTGTCTGAAATCAATTTGTCTGTAATTGAGATTGTTTCGCCAGGTCTCTGGTTGTCTGAATTTTTTTGTTGGGCATACTCTAATAAATTCTATGTCTGAATAAGTTTGCATCACCAAATTCAAACTTCTTACCCAGTATTCTTCTTTTGTTGGATAATTGGCAGGTGGATAATTATCCGTGCCAGCAAACATGTTATAGTTATCGTGATCACTGTCAATGCCATCAAAACCCAGCATATACACTCGTTTGTGTCCATCAAACGCTGCCATGTAGGCTGACATTGCTCCAGCATTAAAATCTGGGTTCTGTGGTAAAAAACTAAACTGTCCTGGATACTTTTCTAAATACTTAGAGTTGCTGTAAAACACTGTGCCCGTTTTATCATGCACAGACTCTGCTATTTCTTTTATGATACCTTCGCCCACACAAGAAACAAAGTCGGGCTTATAATTTCTGTAAATTGCATTGCATCCGTAAGTAAAGAAATTTTTTCTTTGTCTTCTGTAGATCCATGGCGTAACTTCATCCCAGTCAGTTGATTCCCTGTAAGGAAGAAAAATTGTTAAATCAATCTGGTTGTTAGATATTCCATTGCCTATCACTACAGCGTGATCAGATATAGTTGAAAATTGTGGGATATTTATGTCTTCTGTTTGATACTTCCAACTGTCTTCATTATACAAACCAATTAGATTAACTGTTTCCTGAGTAATATCTTTTCTATATAATTTTTGTAGTGACACTAGAATCTCCCAACAACCACTTCGATAGTCTTAATTTCATTGTTTACGATATCTTCTAAACTTTTACCTATAACACAGCCTGGCCTAAACAAAGTGTAATCAATGGCTTCCGCTACTCCTGGTATGTGGCTAGTTACTAAAACTGTGCCTTTGTTTACAGGGCCTCGAACCTGACAGGGCACACGACCAGTAAAGG